GGTACAGTTGTTGCAGACTATGGGTAAAGACTCACCGTTGTACAATACACTTATTCAATCTGTTATTGACAACATGAACTTGTCTAACCGTGAAGAACTTCTTGCAGCCCTTGCTCAGGCTTCACAACCTAACCCGCAAGCACAACAAATGCAACAACAGATACAACAGTTGCAAATGCAGTTCCAGCAGTCACAAACCGCAGCGTTGTCTGCTCAGGCTCAAGAGTCGCAGGCACGTGCTGCTAAGTTGGCTGCAGAAGCTCAAGCAGTACCGCAAGAACTAGAGATTGACAAGATTAATGCTATCACCCGAAACCTTCGTGAAGGTGACGCTGAAGATAAAGAGTTTGAGCGACGTATGAAAGTTGCTGATACTCTCCTCAAAGAGAAGCAAATACAAGGTAAAACCAATGTTAATAACGCAGAAAGAAATGCAGTCCCTGCTAGACCAAGTCAACGACCACTTCAAAGGGACGTTCCAGCGCCTCAAAGTCCTAGAGGACCAACTGAACCAACTGGAAACCAAAGTGGAGGAACTATCTAATGTCCAACAGAAGAGCAGACCCAAGACTAGAGAGAGCGGGAGTAAGCGGGTACAACAAACCAAAGCGGACGCCTAAGCACCCGACTAAAAAATTTGTTGTTGTAGCTAAAGAAGGCGATAAAATTAAAACTATTCGCTTTGGCGATAAAAACATGAGTATTAAAAAAGATCAGCCTGCACGTCGTAAGTCGTTTAGAGCTAGACACAAGTGTGACACAAACCCACCTAGTAAACTAACAGCACGATATTGGTCGTGTAAAAACTGGTAAGGAGAAAACTATGCCAATGGGACCCGGAACATACGGAAGTAAAGTAGGGCGACCACCTAAAAAGAAAAAGAAAGTTATGCCTGTAAAAAGAAGTAGAGGTACAGGAAGCCGAAGGGGTAAATAATGCCACGCAAACACAGCATCAGGCCGACGAAGAAAAACTTCAAAAAAAGCTTGACAGTTTTATAAAAACATGCTATACTATTAATATACATAGTAAACTTTAGAGGAAAACATGACACCCGAGCTTGAAACTTACTTCAACAACTACAACGAACTCTTCAACTATGAAGGTTTCAAACAACTCGTAAACGAACTTTCCAATAATGCAACACAGTTAGCAGATATTCAAACAGTTAAAGATCAGGAAGATTTGTTTTTCCGTAAAGGTCAAGTAGCTGCTTTTGCAACTGTTATTAATCTGCAAGGAACTATAGAGGCTGCTCGAGATCAAGCTGAAGCAGAAGATGAAGAACCTGTAGATGTATAAAATATTTGACTTCCGTTGTACTAACGGACATATATTTGAAGAATTTGTAGAAGGCACTGTTACAACCAGTAGGTGCGGTTGCGGTGCCAACGCTACAAAAATGGTATCTGCCCCATCTTTTCACCTTAATGGCTCTGACGGTTCATTCCCCGGAGCGCATATGAAGTGGGTGAAAGAGCATGAAAAAGCAGGTAAACAATAACATCTCCATAATGATAACGATCACGGAGTTTAATCATGTCTAGAGCAACGATTCTAGATCCCCGTCCTGAAGAGGAAAACGCGGATCAAATCGAACAAAACGAAGTTAACGAGATTCAACAAGAAGAAGTTGAGCAACCTCAAGAACCAAACTTACCAGATAAGTACCAAGGTAAGTCTTTAGAAGAAGTAGTACAAATGCACCAAGAAGCTGAAAAGCTGCTAGGTCGTCAGTCTTCTGAAGTAGGCGAACTTCGTAAAGTTGTGGATGACTACATCAGTACTCAAACACAACCTATAGCACCTCAACAGCAACACGTTGAGCCTGAAGACGATATTGACTACTTTACGGACCCTCAAGGCGCAGTGAATCGTGCTATTGAGAATCATCCTAAAATTAGAGAAGCACAGCAGTACACTGAGCAGTACAAAAAACAGTCGTCACTTGCTACGCTTCAAGCTAAACACCCAGACATGCAGACGATCCTTAGTGATCCTAAGTTTGCAGAATGGATTAAGGCATCTAAAATTAGGACTCAGTTGTTTGTAGCAGCTGACCAACAGTACGATGCTGACTCTGCGGACGAACTCTTCTCACTCTGGAAAGAACGGAAGACAGTAGCCCAGCAGACTGCCCAAGTTGAAAAACAGGCACGTAAGCAGACACTCAAGGCAGCTAACACAGGCAACGCACGAGGCACTGGAGAGGGTTCACGTAAGAAGGTATATCGCAGGTCCGACATTATTAAACTAATGAAAACAGACCCTGAGCGTTACCAAGCATTGTCAGACGAAATACTGACAGCATACGCGGAGGGTCGGGTCAAGTAATCTAAAGGAGATTAATCATGGCTGGCGAAACTTCCGGAACTTACTTCACAGCTAATGCTGTGGTAGACAAGACAGCAGCAAGTACTTTCATTCCAGAAATCTGGAGTGACGAGATCATTGCTGCATACCAAAAGAACCTTAAGATGGCTCCACTTGTCAAGCGCATTCAAATGGCTGGCAAGAAGGGTGACGTAATCCACATCCCTAAGCCTACTCGTGGTTCAGCTTCTGCTAAGGCGGAATCAACTGCAGTAACAATCCAAGCGAACCTTGAGTCAGAGTTGACTGTCACTGTTGACCGTCACTTCGAGTACTCACGTCTGATCGAAGACATCGTTGAAGTACAGGCTCTCAACAGCCTCCGTCAGTTCTACACTGAAGACGCTGGCTACCAGCTTGCTCTTAAGGTAGACACTGATCTCATCAACGCTGCTACTGGTTTTGGTGACGGTACTCGTACTCAGACTCCAGCTAACACTGGTGCTAACTGGGTTAACAGCAACAGCTATTACTTCAATGCTACTTCTGGCCTTGCTGCTTATGCTGTTGATACTGTAACTTCAGGCGACAACTTCACTGACCTTGGTTTCCGTGAAGCTATCAAGTTGATGGACGACGCTGACGTACCTATGGAAGGCCGTTGTGTTGTAGTTCCACCTGCAGTACGTAAGTCTCTGATGGGCATTGATCGTTATGTGTCTTCAGACTTTGTTGGTGGTCGTGGTGTAGAGTCTGGTCTTATCGGAAACCTCTACGGCGTAGACATCTACGTTTCAAGCAACGCTCCAGTAATGGAAGTAGCAGCACAGAACACTGCCTCTACTTCTGACACACGTGGTTGTTTGTTCTTCCACTCTGAAGCTCTTGTTATGGCAGAGCAAATGGCTGTACGTTCGCAGACACAGTACAAGCAGGAATACCTGTCAACACTGTTCACTTCGGACTGCCTGTACGGTGTAGAAGTATACCGTCCAGAAGCTGGCTTCATCCTCGCAGTTTGCGACGAGTAAGTCCACTAGGGGGTCAGCAATGGCCCCTTTTCCTTTCTCCTCCTTCTTCTCTGCAATAGGACTTTCCGATGTCTAACTACTCTAAGACCACAGACTTTGAAGCTAAGGACTCGTTACCTACAGGCGACTCAGGAAAGATCATCCGTGGCGCTGAATTTGAAACAGAGTTCGATGCAATCTCCACAGCTATTGCAACCAAAGCTGACACAGCAGGGCCAACGTTTACCGGAACCCTGACCTTTGAAACTATTTCTGATGGAACCATTGGTGTTACTGCATTCGTTGACGAAGACGATATGTCGTCCGACAGTGCAACTCTGGTTCCTACACAGCAGTCCGTAAAAGCTTACGTTGACTCACAAGTCACTGCACAAGACCTAGACTTCCAAGCTGACACTGGCGGTGCGCTTAGTATCGACCTAGACTCTGAGACACTGACCTTCACAGGCGGCACTGGTATTGATACGTCTGGCTTAGGTAATGCTGTTACCTTTGCTATTGACTCTACCGTTGCCACACTGACTGGCACACAAACACTTACCAATAAGACGCTCACGTCTCCTGACGTAAACACGCCTGACATCGACGGTGGTACTATTGATGGTACTGTTATTGGTGGTACTACTCCTGCCGCTGTCTCTGCTACTACTGTTTCTGCTACAGGCAACATTACTGTAGACGGTACTGTAGATGGACGTGATGTAGCTACTGACGGTACTAAGCTTGACGGTATTGAGTCTGGTGCTACTGCTGACCAAACAGCCGCAGAGATTCGTACACTGGTTGAAGCCGCTACTGACTCTAACGTCTTTACTGACGCAGATCACAGTAAGCTTGATGGAATAGAAGCAGGCGCTACAGGCGACCAAACCAATGCTGAGATCAGAGCCGCAGTAGAAGCCGCTACGGACTCTAATGTATTTACAGATGCTGACCACAGCAAACTAGACGGTATTGAAGCCTTAGCAGACGTAACAGACACAGCTAACGTTACAGCCGCTGGTGCGTTGATGGACTCAGAGTTGACCAGCGAAGCCTCAGTCAAGGCTCTGAACCAAGGCGTTGCTACTACTGACTCACCAACCTTTGCAGGTGTTACTGTCAACGGAACTGTAGAGTTTGATGGTCTTTCTGGCACAGGCGCAGTCAACGTTACAGACATCCTTGACCAAGACGACATGTCTAGTAACAGTGCTACGGCATTGGCTACTCAACAGTCAATTAAGGCGTATGTAGACACCACTGTAGCGGCAACCAATGAACTTGTAGAAGACACTACGCCACAGCTAGGTGGTGATCTTGCGTCTAACGGTAATGACATTTTGTTTGCTGACAATGACAAGGCTATCTTCGGTGCAGGCTCTGACCTACAGATTTATCACAACGGTAATAACAGCTATGTGCAAGATGCTGGCACTGGCAAGTTACATATTACAAGTGACGGCACTGGTGTAAGTATCGACAAAGGCACATCAGAACTAATGGCGACATTTGACACTGATGGTGCTGTCACTCTTTACCATGACAACTCAGCCAAACTAGCCACAACCTCCACAGGCATCGACATTACAGGCAACGCTACGTTTGATGACAACGGCAAAGCCATCTTCGGTGCTGGCTCTGACCTCGAGATTTATCACGATGGGTCTAATAGCTATATAGATGAGCAAGGAACAGGCTCGCTAAACATTCGCTCTTCAACAACTTTACGCCTGCAAAACGCAAGTGGCACTAACTATTTGTATGGCACTAATGCTGGCGAAGTTGTTCTTTACTACAACGGAAGCCCTAAACTGTACACCGCCTCCACAGGCATCGACGTAACGGGAAGTATTAGTGCTGACGGTTTGACTGTTGATGGACAAGGCAAAATTCAAGGCACTTTTGCTTTACTTGACCTCGTTGAAACAGACATTACCGATAAAAATACTAGAGTTATAACATCTGGCGGACAATTTAGAGTAGATACAGTAAATGATGCTTTATCGTCGTCTACAAAAAGAATTATGGTAGACCACACTACAGGAGACATCAGCTTCTACGAAGACACTGGCACGACTGCGAAGTTGTTCTGGGATGCGTCTGCGGAGTCTTTGGGTATTGGTACTAGCAGTCCCTCCTATACTTTAGATGTGCGAAATTCTGCGGATGCTGTTGTTCAAGCAAGAACGACTACTAATGCTTCCGGTAACGATGCGTATTTTAGGGCATCTCTAGCTGGGGCTAATGCGGGTGATGCGTTCGTCCAGTTTGATATTGATTCTGTAGGCGGATATGCGCTTGGAATTGATAACAGCGATAGTGATAAGTTCAAACTTACCTATGGAGGCCCTGCAACTCCGTCAAGCGGCACGACTTTAATGACCGTAGACTCTAGCGGGAATGTTGGTATTGGTACCAGTTCTATTATTGCTGGAGCCAGATTAGATGTAAGAGGCGCTAATTCTAATAACTTATCTAGTTTAGACGCTCAAGTTTTAACTGTCCAAGACACAGCGTCTTATGCGGCTAATATTGGTGGCGGCATTGCTTTTGGCTACAAATTTAACTCATTAGACCAGTCTATACAACGAGGCGCTGTTATTAAGGCCGTAAAAGAAAACGCTACTGACGGCGACTATAGCACCTCAATGGCTTTTGCTACTGTTGCTAACGGCGGCCAAACAACTGAAAAAATGCGGATCGACTCTAGCGGCAACTTGTTGGTTGGAACTACTTCTGCTTTTGGCACTACAGGCACAACTATTAATCAGGCAGGGTTAATTTTTTCATCTGCTGATGGAGACAGGTCAGGACAATTTGATAGAACAACAAGCGACGGTGAGATTGTTAGATTTACAAAAGCTGGCTCAACAGTCGGTAGTATTAGTACTGCATTTGGTTACATAGCTGTCGGTACGGGTGATACAGGAATTTCTTTCCGAAACGATTTAGACAGTATTAATCCTTTTACTATCACTGGAAACACAAACAGAGGCGCCGCCATTGATTTAGGCGCTGATGGCACACGCTTCAAAGACCTTTACCTGTCAGGCATTATTTATGGTGTACAACAAACTCTTACTCGTGACAGTGGTGCGCCTTTAGAGCTTAATAGAACAACTAACGATGGCGAACTAGTCTATTTTAAGCAATCAGGTATTGTTAGAGGCTCTATTTCTATTAGCGGCTCAACTACTTCTTACAACACTACTTCTGATTATCGTCTGAAAGAAAACGTAGTAGCAATGTCAGGCGCTACAGAAAGACTCAAGCAACTTAACCCTTCTCGCTTTAATTTTGTTGGCGATACTGACACTACCGTTGATGGTTTCTTGGCACACGAAGTTGCAAATGTTGTACCTGAAGCAATCACAGGCGCGAAAGATGCGATGCGTGATGAGGAGTATGAAGTTACGCCAGCAGTTTTAGATGACGACGGCAATGTTGTTACTGAGGCTGTTATGGGTACACGTTCAGTACCAGACTACCAAGGCATTGACCAAAGCAAACTTGTGCCGCTACTTGTGGCAACAATCCAAGAACTTGAGGCACGTATTGCCGCACTTGAATCTAACTAAGGAGTTAAACAATGGCTACATGGACTATAGCTAACCTTGAGCGTAACGTGGCAGACGGCGGTGTAACCGTTGCACACTGGCGTGTTACTGAATCTGAAACTGTTGGTACTGGCGACGACGCTGTGACCTACACTGCCTCTGCATACGGCACTGTAGGTTTCACACCTGATGCTGATGCTGATGACTTTGTTGCTTACGACAGCCTGACAGAAGAAGTTGTTATGGGCTGGGTTTGGACAGAAGTAAACCAAGAAGAAACTGAGGCAGCACTAACAGCAAACATCGCAGGACAAAAGAACCCTGTGTCTGCTGACGGAATGCCTTGGTAATGCCTGAGATTGATGACAACACCAAGGTATCTATACCGCTAAGGAACTTAGTTGCTCTTGGTGCTGGCATCGTTATGGCTACTACTGCTTACGTAACGCTAGACACTCGTATTATTTCTATCGAACACGGTCAAGAAATACAGAACATGAACATACTGGAAAACTCTGCGTTTGTTCGTGAATGGCCTTTAGGTATGCGCGGTGCGTTACCAGACGACCTAATACAGAACGCTAAGATCATGGCTCTGGAAGAACGCAACGTAGAGATACACGAGTTCCGTAGGCAGCTTAACAAGATAGAAGTAGAAATTGGTAAATTAGAAGCTCAGGTAACTGTTGAGCAGAATAATAAGGAATAGTCATGTCAGACCTAGAGCAAGCGATATCGCGTTTAGAGTCACACG